CTCGCCGCCCTCATAGTGGATCGAGACGGGCTGATCCGCCGAGTCCGCTTGGGCCGTAACCTTCGTGATCGTGATGGTCTTGGGGCTGTCCATCAGGTCGTCGGCGTTCAGCTGGTCGCTTTTCGCCGCGATGAAATCGGACATATCTACAGCGTTCATGGTGCTTGCTCCTCAGAACCGAATGCTGACATTCGGAATGTTGTTGGCAGCGATTGCCAGGACGATGCGCTTGGCGGCGGCTTCGTCGATTTCGCCCGCCTCAATCAGCGCATCCTTTGCCGCGCCCATGATCTTGCTGCGGTGCGCCCGATCAGCTTCGCGTCGCGCCTGCTCAGCCGCTTCCCGCTCAGCAGCGGCTTTGCGGTCGGCCTCCTCTCTGGCGATGCGGTCGCGTTCAGCCTGTGCCGCTCTCTCGGCCTCTTCGGCACGGCGACGCTCAGCGGCCAACGCTTCGGCGTGGGCGCGCTCAGCAGCCTCACGCTCCTCACGGGCCTTCTTCTCGGCCTCGGCTTTCGCCCGCTCTTCGGCTTCGCGCTGCAGCGCTGCGATGCGTTCCTGCTCAGCCTTCTCAGCTTCGGCACGGCGACGCTCAGCCTCCTCGGCCTCGCGTCGTTCGGCTTCGATCCGTTCGCGCTCGGCAGCTTCGGCGCGCAGCCGCTCAAGCTCGGCGCGCTCCTGCTCCTCGCGTGTCAGCCGTTCGAGGGCCGACTGAAGCGACGCCAGGGCATCAGTCCGCGCCGCTTCGGCAAGCCCGAACGTCTCGCCATGCAAGGCGTGGTCGAGGCTGATCGCCTCCAATTCATTGAGCCGCGACTTTACGCTTTCGGAGGTGTCGCTGTAGTCAACGCGGCCCATCTCGCGAACCCGCGTAAGCTCCGCTTGCGCCTGCTCGACACGCTGCGCCTCGGCCTCTTCCCATTCGGTGAGCGGACGGCGAACCTCGTCTTTCAGGTCGTCGAGCTGCTTGCGGATTTCGCGGCGGCTTTCGTCAATGGCGTTGATGCGAGCCCGCGCGTCTTCGTTCAGCTTCTTGCCCGCTTCGTCGATCGCCGTTTTCGTGCGGGCGACCTTGTAAGCCATCGAAGCGATAGCCTTACGGCCCTTGTCGGTCGAAACGTCGGCGTCCAGCGCCTCGGTCTCCCGCCGCATTGCCTCATAGAACTCGCTGAACTTCTTGGCGTCCGTGAGCACCATGACCGGATTCGCTTCGACGAGCGCGACGATCTCGCTGCCCCTCTTCGGCCGCGCGACTTCAGCAACAGCGTTCACAACACCATCTCCTCTTCAACTGTTCGTTCTGTCGGGATCAGCAGCGCATCGCTGGCGAGCGTTTCGAACCAATCGGCCAGCACCTCATTGATGCGGCTCTCGAACTTGGCGGCTGCGTCGATAATCGCGTTCTGAACGACGGGATCGGGAAAGACCCGCATTGTGACCATCGGCAGGCCGCCGCAGTAGCTGATGAAGTCGCACCACTTGCGCTCAGTGACGAGCAATTCACCTTGCACCTGCAGCAGGTATTCGTCGGGCATCTTGCCATCGACGATCGTCTCAACCTGATACTTCTGGCAGCGGCTCTTAACCTCAATCAGGCCGTCGTCGCCGACTAAGCCATCCGGGGAGCAGCCTAGCGTGAAGCCCCATTTGTTGTTCGTGACGAAGCCGCATTGCTGAACCGGTGCGAAATGCTTGGCGTACAGGTCTCGAGCGAGGATTTCGTCGGCCTGACCCCTTAACATGGCGTCCGAAATGTACGCGGGCTCAACGTGTCGTGAGATGCGTTGCGCGGCCATTTCCCACAGGTGACTTCTGCTCTTGGGATTGTCCGCGATCTTGAGAGTCGGAGTAATGATCCTGTCGAATTCGGAAGCGGTCAAAACGCCACAGCGAGCAGCCATCCACTGCATCGACCCTTGCTCAAAATCGGTGTGGACAATGGCGTTCATCGGACATGCCCCCAAACGCTGCCATTTCTAATGCGGCCTATCGTGGCTTGATTGACGCCGTAGGCTCTGGCGATTTCGCGCTGGCTTCTCGTGTCCTTCCTGATCGCGCGAACATCGCCCTCGGTAAGCTTAGTGCGCCCGTGGCGCTCGCCGCGCGGGCGCCGTTGGGGATTGAGCTTCGACCAATGGCGCTCTCCCACCGCGGCGGTCCCATGCAGGATCTTGTCCGCTTCATTCTCGGTCGGCAGCGCCCACCTGAGATTTTCAGCATGATTGTTGGATGCGTCGCCATCATTATGCGCGGCGTGATGGCGTGGTGACGGAGCAGAACCATGGAAAGCCTCGCAGACGAGGCGGTTGACGCGAACGCTCTTTTTCTTGCCGTCCTCACAGAGAGAGACGTGGCAATAGACCCTGCCGCGGCTGATAGCCGGTTTAAGGCAAGCACCTGTCACGGTATGCCCGCGAGCATCGGGTGCAATCCGCTTTACACGACCATGATTGCTCACGGCATAGTCAGGAAAGTCCGCGATCACGCGCCACTCCTCTTTCGCGGGCGCGTTCACGACCGCACCAGCATAATGACCCAAGCCAGCGCGGCGGTGAACAAGCAGCCGCCACCGAAGCAGGCAAAGCCGAATGCGAACCACTCGGACCAGCTGCGAGCTTCGTCCTGCTCGCGCTGCGCCCACTCAGCCTCGTGCCGAGCATCGATGAACACGAACTCGTCGTACCGATGCGGCTGCGGGTCCGGGTTGTCGCTGACGAGCCTAATCATCGCACCCTCCAGACACAGGGCGAGCGTCGGACGTGGCGGGGGTGGCTTTGGCGAGCACCTCTTCGAACTCGGCGGCATAACCAGCGTTGGTCGCCGCCTTCTCGTCACCTTCCGGCGTTTGCTTGGCGCGGTGCAGCGCTTCGTATGCCCGAAAAGTGTTCGCCGCCCGCTGGCAAAGTGCGTAAAGTTCAGGAGCTGCGGCGATCAGATGGGCGTCCGCCTCGACCTGCGTTCCCACGGAGGTTACGCCGTTCACCCAGTACATGTGGGTCGCGCCGAAGCTAACGTGCGGGGTCAGTTTCCACGGCCCCGGCGTAAATCCCGCGCTCACCATGCCCACCCCCTCGACATACAAAGGTAAGCAACCACGATTGCGAGCCCGATCACCACGGCATTGCTCAGCGACTGAAGCCCACAGATGCGCTCGGGGTGCAGGGGCTCGATGTAGCGACCGTGCTTTCGTTCGCGCTGCCACGGTGTCTGCAAGGACTTGCGCGTCATGAAGGCGCGATGTGTCGGTGCGGATGTGCGGAAGTGTGCAGTCATGCTCCCGTCCTTTCGGATCGTTCGATGCGCGCGGCCCGCTCCCGCGACATGTCGGCGGGAATAGGGCAGCCCGCCAACTCGGCGCGGCCAACGGCGAAGGAATGCCGGTATGCCTCCGAGCGGTTCTCTGAGGGCTCCGGAGCGAACTTGTCGCGCCCGTCTCGGTAGCCGTCGCAGAACTCTTGATCGAGCCATTGCTGCGCGGATAGCGCTAGGGGGTCGGTGGGCCTCATGCTGCTGACCTCGCGCAGTCTGCGATTGGAAGGGCGGAGCCGGTCGGTTTCGCGGCCTGCTTGGCGCGGATTGCGGCGATCTTCGACCAGACGCGCGCCAGTTCGGCTTCAGCACATGCGCCAATGTCGACGCCGAGCGTGTTGCTCATGGCCGCCAGCGTGACCATCACGCCCCCGACTTCTTGATTGATGTCGCCCTGTGGTCGCCCGAATGTGTAGTCGACCAGTGCGTGGGCGCGATCAGCGGAGTATCCGGCGGCCTGAACGAACTCCAAGGCTTCCTCAATGAAGCGGTCACAGCGCTCCTGAACGTCGGCCTTAATTTCGTCTCCGAAGCAGGCGTCCATCCATGCGTCGACGCCCGCTTGGAACTGGCTAAGCTCGCTCATGCGACTCCCTTTCTCGTCATCCAGCCCCGCTTTGAGGCGGCACTGCGTTTCACGAATCCCCTGCGTTCAAGGTCGGCTTTGTTCTTCGCGGCGTGTTTCGCCAGGCGACGGGAGGCGAAATAGGCGCGGATGTAGGCGCGGAGGGTCATTGACCGGGCCACGTCACAGCGTCAGCCTTGCCGGTGAAAACCAGCTTAGCGGCACGGATGCGCTGTCCTAGTGAGCAAAAGCCTAGCGGACGCGCAGGCACCCATCGACCATCAGGCAGGCCCGCTTGGCATCCGCCGTTGGCGCAATAATCGGTCAGACGCTCAAGCGACCAGATGTTTGGATATTGGCTCACTCTCCCGCCTCCGCTTCACGAGCTTCACACCATGCAGTTAGCCGCGCCTCTTCCTCGGGCGTTGTCAGTCCCGCTGCTGAGCGCTGGTGCAGCGACCAAATCTCTTCGTTGAGCGGCCGCACCTTCACCGTCACCGGCTCCAGGCGCTCGATCTCGAGACTGCGCTCCAGCTGCTGCTTGAGGACCGCCCGCTGATAGGCTTTCGCTTGTGCGCGAGGGTCGCCGCGTAGGGGGATGATGTTGGCGGCCATCAGAAGAAACCTTCGTCGAGTTCGAGGATTGGCTTCTCGGTCGGGAAGGCGGCTTCTCGCTCGGCCTGGTAATCTCCGCCCTGTTCCTCCGGGAAAAAGCAGTCGATTGGCTTGCCGTTCAGCGTTGCCTTGAAGCACCAGCCAAAGCCGCGCTCCTGCTCAATGCCGATGGTCGAAAGTGCACCCCACAGACCGTCCATGTCGATCTCTGGCTTTTGCCGGATGCGATAGAACAGCAGGTCGAGGTCTTTGCGCGCACCGTCTTTGTAGAGGGTGCCACCAGTGAGCGCGACGTGACAGCCAAACGGCGGGCAAATGGCCTCCACTTGGCGGCAGACCTCAACGGCCTCGGTTAGCGTCCAGACGCTCACGCCACCCTCCGCTTCGTGATGCTCTCAACCGTCAGACCAATCGCGGCTTCACGAGCTGCGGCGCGTTCGTCGTCCAGCTCGGCAATGCGGGCAGCAATCCGCGCTTCCGCCGCATCCATGATCGCGTGATAGCGGGTGACGTATTCGCCCCACGGTTCGCCCTTGCGATGCGTGGCCTGTGCCGATGCAAGCGCCAGTTCGGTCTTGCGGATCGTCGCCTCAAGGCGCTTGCGGGCGATTGCTGCTTCACGCTCGGCGCGGTCCACAGGCGTGTAAGTGCGCCCGGTCCACAGCGACAGAAGCTCTCGCGCTCCCTCGCCGGTCGGTGATGTGGTGGCGATGTAGTCGGTCAACAGAACCTCCCTTGCTTGGGGAGGTCTGTAGCGATTATCGCAACATCATGTCAACAGGTTTGTCGCGACTATCGCAACATTTTGTCTAAAGGTCGGACACCTTCTTGCGCGCCCGCCCGACAATCGTGAACGAGTCCCGGCCTGGATAGATCGTCTGATGCGCCTTGTTTGAGGAGCACGGTTCTAGGCGTGGCGGGTCATGCCTGAATTGTTTGAAGGTCGTCTCGCCATCTTCATTGCGGACGACATAAAACTTGCCGTCGATCAGCGAGAGGTCGGCGGGATCAACGATAATGACCTCGCCCTGAGCCGCGATTTTGTTCATGGAGTCGCCCTCTACGATCACCGCGAAGGCATATTGGCTTAACGCTTTGTCCGGGCTCGGCATCCAGCCTCTCGGCTCCTCTACCGCTTCCCGCCATGCGCCGGCGGCCACGAGCCCGATAACTGGGATGCGACGCGGCTCTTCGGGCTCAGGGACAAGCCCGAAATAGCGCGACAGCTTGTCCGCCTCTTCAACGGTGAGACGACGCTTTCCTTTGATGACCTTGTGGAATTTGTCGCGGGTGATGTCGAGCATCCGGGCAAGGCCGGATTGTGACTCCCCGTTCTCCGCCATGAGCCGCTTGAGCGTTTCAACGTCCATGTAGCCATTGGCGCCAACACTATCCACAATTCTATCGCGATTAACGCAACGCAAGTCTTGACGGTCTGTTGCGATAATCGCTACATGGCTACCATGAAGAGGCTCTCCGATACCATCATTGCCGAATTTGGCGGCGTGAAGGCGCTCGCCGATCTGGTCGAGGCGCCATTCTCCACGGCGAACAGCTGGCGGAACAGGATCACGGACAGCCGCCTCAATCATCTTCGGCTAGCCGCTCTAGCTGCTGGCAAGACGATCAGCTGGAACACGCTCGAGGAGGCCGCAACCCAGCAAGAGCAGGACGCGGCATGAGCGGGGTGGCCACAAAACGCATCTACTTTCTGCGCCCGATCGGGATGCTTGGCCCGGTGAAGATTGGCTGCTCCTGCTGGCCGGAAAGCCGCCTTAAGGCAGTCGATATTTGGTCGCCGTTCCCGCTGGAGATCATTGCGACGGCAGAGGGCGGCTTCGCTGCCGAACGGGCCGCTCACTGGCATCTTCGCGATGAGCGACTGCACGGAGAATGGTTTAGCTGGTCGGGTCGTCTCGCCAGCCTTGTGAGCCACGTCCAGGCGACTGGCTCGCTTCCTCCGCTGGAGGACGCTCCATACGGCAAAACCAAGATGGGGCGAGGGCGCAACCCAAGCCGCAATCCAGAGTGGTCCCGGATGAAGGCGCGTCTCACGGCTCGCGTCGGATTGGCTGAGCAATGGGCGTTCGGAAGCCGCTTCGATTGTGAGCGGCCGCAGCGCATCAAAGACCTGATCGCGACCTACCAAGGCACGTTCACTCCTCCTCCAGAGCCGGAAGTCGTCTCCGAGATCGAGGCGTACATTGGCGAACTGCGAGCGCGGCCGAAGTGCGCGACCACTTGGCGGGAGCGTTGGGAAGCGAAGCGGCGGCGTGAAGGACTCGCGGCATGACCCGCAAGAGTGTGGCAGCCGCAGACGACGCTGGGAGGAGGGGGTCGTCTAACGGCTGCCTTGTAATCCCGGGCACTCAAAACACGCTCCGTCGCACTTCGGAACGAGTGGCCATTAGCCGATGAGCCGCGCAATTTTCCTTGAATATGATTGCGACGCGATTCAGGCCGCGATGGCCGTTGCGCTGCTCAAGTTCAACAACACCCATCCGGAACTGACCTACGCCAAGATCGGCAAGGTCATTGAGCGCGAGCATCAGTCTGTCTCGACCTACGCGAACGGCATCCACGAGATACCCTCGACCTGTTGGCTGAAGCTCGTCGCCAAGTGGCCGGAGCTAGAGGCCCGGTTGGAATACGAACTGGACGAAGCCGAGAAGGCATTTCGCGCCAAGCAGAGAGAATTGAGGCTCGAAGCTCCGGAGGAGGAGCGGAAGGCCGCTTGAATTCCAAGCCGAGGCGCGGGGTCTCGGCCTGGGGAGGACATTGGGATGGCGTGTACGGACGTATCAACGCCCGCGGCTGAAGCTGTGCGGGCAGGCGAGCGGTTTGACGCTCATAGCAAGCAGCACCTGACCGGGCCGCGCGCCGCTGTTGGGCACATGCCATTCAAAGGCCATCGAACGGTCGCCGAGGTGTGGGCTGACGAGCTGCGGCAGAGCATGATGCGCGGAGGCGGTCGCCGATGAGCCCGCAACAGCTCCGAGCCGAAGAAACGCTCAACCGCTTCGCTGACCTGCTGAGCGAGGATATCCCATTGAGGGAGATCGCTGAGCGCATGGGCATCCGAACGCCGCGCGCATCGCAGCTCCTGATGAAGCTCCGTGCCCGCCTTGGACCGCAAGCACGATGAGCGCCCACATCTTCCGGCTATATGGCCCACCGCCTCCTTCGCGCGCCCAAATCCACGCCGCGATTGACGAATACGAGAGCCACGCCGCGCACGGGTTCAGCGTCAACGAAATCGCGCGCCGGATGGAGGTTACGCGCGGGACTGCTGCGGTCATTCGCAGGTGGTCGATCGAGCGCGCTGCTGGCGTTGAGGTGCGGGGATGAGCGCCGAGACCATCATCGCTCGCATCGAGTCCGCGCTTGAGAAGGCACGTTGGCGAAAGCTCGAGCTGCGCGGCTTGTATCTCGATCGCGACGACTATGCCGACTTCGCCCATGCTGAGACCCTGCGTTATCAGCAGGAAACCGGCAGCACGGCGATCTTGTGGCCGTGCAGCTATGAGAATGTGCTGCTGCTCAATCGGAAGTTGATTCCGGTGAAAGCGTCCGGACGAAGCGCGGCTTACTCCACGACTGGCGAAGAGATCGTCGTTCCGAAGCGACTGAGCCCGCGCACGGTGGCCGCATGAGCCTCCAGCTAGACCGCTACCTCACCGCCCGCGCCGACGGCCTCACAGTCGACGAAGCCGCGCGCCTGGCCGGGTTCAGCAACGCCGAAGCACGCCTCACCGAACAAGCCGTCGAAAAGGGCGAGCTGACATTTCAACCGAAGGGAGAAGAGACAATGCCTAAGACTGACACACCCGCCGAGCCGATCACCGAACTCGCTGCCGACACACTGCGCGGCGGACTGCGCGATGCGATGCTTTCGTGGTTCAAGGCCACGCCGAAGCCGTGGGATCAGATGGGCGAGCGCGAACAGCGTGACATTGCCGACGCCGCCGATCGCTGCGCTCGCCAACTCGTCAAGCAAGCCTGCCAGATCATCGCCGCCAGCGAGCGCCCCTGCATCGTCGCGCAGCTGGTCGAATACAAGGAGAAGGACGGCGTTGAAGCGAAGCTGAAGCTGCCGAGCAAGGGCGACGTCGTTGCCGCGCTCCACGAAGCCTGCGGACGCGAAGTGCTCGTCGTGACCAGCGGCGAGGAGGAGTTCCAGGGCGAGGGAGCGCCGGCAGAAATCCAGAAGGATCAGCCCGAGCTCGGCATCGGCGCCGAGTACGTGGACGCCTGAAGATGGAGCGCGCGCCAATCACAGTCGAGCTTGGGTGGCCAGCGAAGGAGCTTTGGCCCAACGGTTCGCGCGCGCACCATTTCGCTGTCAGCAGGGCTCGCAAGAAGGCTCGCGAGGAAGCGTTTTGGGCAACTCGGATCACCAAACCGCTCGTATGGTTTCACGCTGGCGGGCGCATCGCGGTCCACATCACCGCTCATCGCAAATCGGCCCATTCCGTTGACGCTCAGAACCTGATCGCTGGCCTTAAGGCGCACTTCGACGGAATCGCCGATGCGCTCGGGGTCGACGACAAGTTCTTCGATGCGCCCACGGTCGACTTTGCGGATCCAATCAAAAACGGCCGCGTCATCGTCGCGCTGGAAGAAGTGCGCCCATGACCCGCGTTCTCCACGCAGGCGCTCGCTCGCCACGCCGCGATTCCCGCATGGCCGCCGACATCGACCTCATCCGCGAACTCTCAGAGATCGCAAAGACCACGCGCCGCCCAGGTCAGACGCTGCAGTCGCGCCTCAATGAACTGCGGCGGGAGGTGTGGGCGTGATCCCGACGATCCCGCTGCCGTCGCAAGAAGAGCTTCGCAAGCTGCTCGACTACGACCCGGAGACTGGCAAGCTCATCTGGAAGCGAAGGAAGTGCGACTCCCCGACCTGGAACATTCGCTTTGCAGGGAAGCCGGCACTGACGATCGAAAAGCGCGGATATTTCACCGGCTCCATTTGGGGCGTAAAGTATATGACGCACCGCATCATCTGGAAGTGGATGACGGGCGATGACCCGGCAGAGATCGACCATATCAATGGCAACGGTCTCGACAACAGGTGGGCGAACCTCCGCTCGGTCGACCGTCTTGCGAACGCCCGGAACATGCCGAAGCGCCGAGAGAACAAGAGCGGATATTGTGGCGTCTATTTCGCCCAAGGTAAGTGGCAGGCACGGATCCTCCGAAAGACCATAGGCACGTTCTCTAGCAGGGAGGACGCGATAGCCGCTCGGAAAGCAGCTGAGCGCGAGCTTGGCTTCCATCCAAATCACGGCAGGCGCGACCCTAATGCCCCACTGTCGGGCGGGGCGGCGTTCTAGTGTTTCGCGTCCTCTCACTCTTCGCCGGAATCGGCGGCTTCGACCTCGGGCTCGAGCGCACAGGCGGGTTCAAGACTGTCGCGTTCTGCGAGATCGACAAGGCTGCACATGGCGTTCTCCGCAAACACTGGCCTGAGGTGCCGATCTATGACGACGTTCGACAACTCACAGCCGAACGACTTGCTGCCGATGGACTTGCCGTTGATTGCATCGTCGGCGGATTCCCCTGTCAGGACATTTCGCTCGCCGGAAGAGGTGCTGGCCTCGAAGGCGAAAGAAGCGGCCTTTGGTCGGAGTTCGCCCGTCTTATTGGCGAGCTTGAGCCCAGATATGTCATCGTGGAGAACGTCGCAGCTCTGCTTAGTCGAGGGCTGGACAGGGTTCTCCGGGACCTGGCCTCGCTCGGGTATGATGCGGAGTGGCACTGCATACCAGCTTCCGCCCTTGGCGCCTCTCACCGACGCGACCGCATCTGGATTGTGGCCTACCCCCAATGCGTCGAGCAACGACAAAACTCCTTGCCTGACCGACGCGAGGCTCGCTTGGGCGGGACAACCGAGGCCCAATGGAGCGAAGGTTCAAGCCCGACTGCAGGATGCGGCAGCGTTTTGGCCGACGCCAAGGGCGAACGATGCGGAGAAGCGCGGAGACTTCGACGCGACCAATCCGGCGGCGGTAAAGCTTTGGCCCACTCCGCAAGCGTCGGACATCCGCGACCGGGGGTGCTTACGTCATGGTGCAGTCCAGAAGCGAATGGCGCGTGGGAAGCAGCTTATGCTCTCTCAGGTGGTAAGCTCGGTCAGTGGAATGCTGAACCCGACGTGGGTAGAGTGGCTAATGGGATACCCGCTCGGGCACACAGACTGCGCTGGCTCGGAAACGCCGTAGTCCCGCAAATCCCTGAGCTTATCGGCCGCGCGATTCTCGCTGCTGTGAGCGAGGCCGCATGAGCGGATATGTCCGCCTTTATCGCTCGCTGTTCGGGCATCCTGCGTTCCGCGACGAATCGCAGACGATGGCCTTCGCCTGGATGATCGGCAAGGCGTCGTGGCGCGACACTCGCGTCCGCTACAAAGGCCATTCGATCAGCCTGAAACGCGGGCAATTGGCAATCTCGGTCAGGGACATGGGAGCCGCTTTTGACCGCGACAAAGCGTGGATCGAGCGACTGTGGAAGCGTCTGAAGTCGGAGACAATGATTGAGACACGGACTGAGGCCGGGGTCACAATCATAACCATCTGTAATTACAACGAATATCAGCACGAAGCGGATGATCGCGAAAGCGCAAGTGAGACACCGCGCGAGACAGCAAATGAGACACCGGCGAGACAGCGGCGAGACACAGAACAAGTAAGGGAAGAAGGGAAGAAAGAAAGGGGAGAGACTATCGTCTCTCCTCGCGGGCGGGCGCAAGCCTTCCGGCTTCCGGACGATTGGGAACCGCGCCCCCTCAACCCCGACACCGTTGCCGGCCAGATCGTCGCAGCCCGCGGCCATCCTTGGGAAATGCGGGCTCGGGAGAGCTTCAAGAACCACTGGCGCAGCGCGAACGGGCCGAACTCCCGAAAGCGGGATTGGCAAGCAGCTTACGCAAATTGGGTGATCGAGCAGGACAACCGAGATGGACGACGAACAAGCACTAACACCCTGGGAAGACATCAACCCTCCGATGGGCTTAGCCCCACAACAAGGGCAGCACTCCGCGTCTTCGGCCCCGACTGAGCCGCGCACGGTCTTTCGCAACGAGCTTACCGCCTGCCTCGCCTTGGTCGCCCCTGTCGGCATGACCGAGGAAAGCCGTGGCGAATGGCTCGCGGTCGCCTGGGACTCGCTGAAGCACCTTCCGCCTGACATCCTGCAAGCCGGCGCTCGTAGGGCTCGGCTGAAGTGTGACCACCCATCCAAGATCGTGCCGACCATCATCGCTGAAACCGAGGAGTCGCTTCGCCTTCGATCGCGCCTGAACGGATGGGACAACAATGTGCGACGGCTCGCAGCACCAGCGCCGGAATACTGCTCGCCTGAGCAAGCCGCTGAAATCCTCGAATCGGTCGGCCTGAAATCACGCTTCCGCAGCAATAGGGACGGCTCACCACCGCCCTTGCAAAGCGAATGACGGCGAGCGGGTAGGGAGACAGGGGCGGGGATCATGCTGATGGGAAGGGCACGCAACGACAAGCGCGACACGGTAGGACGGTTCACTCCGGCGTTCGAGCGGTTCCGCGACCATCACCTCTCCAAGGGCAGCAAGTTCGACGACTGGCAAGCAGCTTGGGGGACATGGGTGCGAAACAGCGTCGACTTCGGACGCTCACGATCTCCGCCACAGCCTGAAAACTTTCTCGATGTGTACGAGCGTGAACGGAAGTGGCGGAAGGAAGCAACGGGATAACGCCAGGACAATGCGGGTTAGCGGGTAAGCGAGAGGGGTGAATTGGGCGGGGTGCGCATGATGATCTCGGGACGACAGCTGGGCTATCGCGAGTTTCAGGTGGTGAAATACGTCCACGAGACGATCGCCGTCGAAGGCATCGCGCCGTCGTATCGCATGATCAAGGAAGCGCTCGGCATCACGACCAAGGGCGAAGTGTGCAGGATCGTCGGAAAGCTGGAGAAGCGAGGAATCCTGCGGCGCGCCGGCCGTGGCCGCGTCAGGCGCATCAGGTTGCCGCTGTAAAGCCGTCGCTGTTCGGTGGAGCGGGGGAATAGCTGCCTAATGAGCGACGGCCTTTGGTCTGTCGGGCTTCACTTGCGATCCACTCAACGCCGAAGTTGAGGGCAAGTCTCATAACCCCGCCCGACTTCATGGCGAACAACCGATAGCGCTGAAATTGGTTCCGCTGGTGCTAACCTTTGGCGCTCGCCGAGCATGGCAAAAGCTCCGTCGTGCGCCGCTTCCGTCATGTCGTCCTGATCCTGATGGGGAAGGCGCCTTACGAATTTTCCACCGAACGGATGGAGCTCTTCATGGCCCTCGAAAACTTCAACGCCAAGGTTGCCGAACTGAACGAAGCTGCCCAGCGCGTCATTGGTCAGCTTCAGGCCAGTGAGCAGTCATCGGCACAGGCGACCAGCGATCTTGCCAATGCTGATCAGACCGCGACGGCCGCTATTCAGCCAATCGTCGATGCGCTCAACGCGGCTGTCCCTCCGGTGCCTGCCGACGCTCCGCAGTCAGAAGTAAGCGCCGCTCCCGATCAAACTCCCGAATAACGGCACATGGCGGGGGAGAATAAAGTACGGGAAAATAACCGGGTCGGCACGAAGGGTAATCGTGGCCGGCCCAAAGGCTCGCCCAACAAAACCACGGCAGCGGTCAAGGACATGATCCTGCAAGCCCTGAGCAACAAGGGCGGCGTGGCGTACCTCGAAAAGCAGGCCGACGAAGACCCCCGCGCCTTTCTCTCTCTCGTCGGCAAAGTGATCCCGCTCGACGTGAACGCCTCGGGCAGCATCACCGTCCAGATCGTGAATCTCTGATGGCGTCGGCCGCCGTGATCCAGCTGCCTCACAACGGCTGGCGGCCACGTGAGTACCAGTTGCCGGTCTGGCGCTACCTTCAAGACGGAGGACGCCACGCTGAACTGACCTGGCATCGCCGCGCTGGGAAGGACGAGATTTGCCTACATTGGGCAGCTCGTGCGGCTCATCAGCGCCCAGCAACCTACTGGCATTTGCTCCCCCAAGCGGCACAAGCCCGCAAAGCGATCTGGGACGCCGTAAACCCCCATACGGGCCTTCGGCGTATCGACGAAGCTTTCCCGATGGAGCTTCGCGCCACGACCCGCGAAAACGAGATGCTCATCAAGTTCAAGTGTGGCAGCACTTGGCAGGTTGTCGGCTCGGACAATTTCAACAGCCTGGTGGGCTCACCTCCCGCTGGCATCACCGCATCGGAGTGGGCGCTCGCTAAGCCGGCGGTGCGGGCATACCTCAGGCCGATCCTGCTGGAGAACAAGGGCTGGCAGCTCTACATCACCACGCCTCGCGGCAAGAACCACGCATGGAAAACGTTCAAGGCGGCTGAGGCCGATATGGCCGCTGGTCGCGATGTGTTCGCCCAGAGCCTTACTGCCTATCAGACCGGAGCGCTCTCCCGCGAGGACTTGGAGCGTGAGCGGCTCGCCTACATCGCTGACCATGGCGAGGAAGCCGGTGAGGCGCTGTTCAACCAGGAATATCTGGTTGACTGGAACGCAGCGCTCCTCGGGACTTATTTCGGCAAGGAGATGCGGACGGCTCTCGACCAGGGCCGCATCTGCGAAATCGAGTACGATGCAGCTATTCCCGTCGAGACCGCATGGGATCTGGGCCGCTCGGATGATACGGCCATCTGGTTCTTCCAGCGCATTCGCGGCGAGAAGCGATTCATCGACTATTACGCGGCGAGCGGTCAGGATGTCGCTCACTTCGCTGAGGTGCTGGAGAGCAAGCCCTACAAATACGGCGAGCACTGGCTCCCGCACGATGCTCGGGCCAAGACGCTGGCCAGCAGCAAGTCGGTCGTTGAGCAACTCCTAGCGCTCGGCATTAGTGGCACAATCGTTCCGCAGTTGTCGCTTCAGGACGGGATTCAGGCTGCGCGTCTCGTGCTGGGTGCCTGCTGGTTCGACGAAACCAAGTGCGAGGATGGTATTGAGTGCCTTCGCCAGTACCGGCGCGTCTGGGACGAAGATAAGCGCGTATTTTCCGCGGCACCGCTGCACAACTGGGCGAGCCACGGAGCTGACGCTTTCCGGTACGCGGCCATTGCCATGCGAGACGGAGATGCGGCGCCCAAAGCACCGCCGCGGCCGCGCTTCCTCAACGAAATGTCGCTGGATGAACTGTGGGCAACGACCCGCACCGGAGAGGCGCGGATATGACCCACACGCTCAAGACCCTGCTCGATGTCATCGCCGCCTATGACAACGGCGCCCAGAAGTGGCAGCAGCGCGGCAAGGATATCGTCAAGCGCTACCGCGATGAGCGCACGATCAATTCCAGCGTTCGCAAATACAATGTGCTCTGGTCGAACGTCGAGACGCTGAAGCCGTTCGTTTATTCATCGACGCCGAAGCCCATCGTCGGCCAGCGCGGCGATACTGAGAACGAGACGGCGCGGGTTGCGGCGCAGGTGCTGGAGCGTGCGCTCGTGTTCACCATCGCCGAGGATCACTTCGGATCGTCGATGCGCAATGCCCGCGACGACTATCTGCTGCCTGGACGCGGCACGGTCTGGGCTCGCTATGTACCGGAGTTCAAGCCGGCTGAAGCGCAGGTGTCCGAGAACAAAACCGACGATCAGCCGGAGGTCGATGGTAGCGAGGGCGATGAAGCCGAGCTTGGCGAAACCGTCGAGATTGTCGCGTTCGAATCCGCCGTCGCCGATTACGTGCACTGGAAAGACTTCGGCCATGACATGGCCCGGACGTGGGAAGAGGTCGATATCGTCTGGCGCAAGGTCGCTCTCGATCGCGCCGCCCTGGTCAAGCGCTTCGGTAAGGAGATCGGGAGTGCCATCCCGCTCGACACCAAGCCTGAGGCCGACGGCAAGAAGGCCGGCGACGATGCCTCGAAGGCGACGATCTACGAAATGTGGATCAAGTCCGAGAAGCGGGCCGTGTGGCTATCGAAGTCACATACCGATCTGCTTGACGACCGCGAAGATCCACTGAAGCTCGATCACTTCTTCCCCTGCCCGCGTCCCGCCTATGCCACGCTGACGACTGACCAGCTCATTCCGATCCCAGACTATGCCGAGTATCAGGATCAGGCGAAGGAACTGGACGATCTCACTGGGCGGATTGCGGCCCTTACCAAGGCCATCAAGGCCGCTGGCGTCTATGACGCGTCGGTTCCGGCTCTGGAGCAAATCCTCAACGATGGGCTCGATAACAAGCTCGTGCCGGTCAATAACTGGGCCGGGCTGAGCGAGAAAGGCGGCCTCAAGGCTGCGGTTGAACTCCTTCCGATGAAGGAGATCGCCGAGACTCTGTTGGCGCTTTATCAGGCCCGCGATCGGGTAAAGGCTGACCTCTACGAAGTCTCTGGGATGAGCGACATCATCCGGGGCAACACCTCGCCAGAAGAGACGGCGACCGCTCAGAAGATCAAATCGAACTTCGCCACCAAGCGCCTGCAAGAGCGCCAGATGGAGGTCGAGCGGTTCGTTCGGAACACGGTCGATCTGCTGGGCAACATCATCGCGGTTCACTTCGCTCAGGAGACGCTGATCGCCATGACCGGCGTGAAGCTGCTGACCGCCGAGATGAAGGCGATGGCTCAGCAGATCGCCGCGCTAATCCAGCAAATCCAGCAGATGCAGCAGCCCGCGCCGCCGCAAGAGGGACAGCCCCAGCAACAGCCTAATCCGTACATGGCGCAGGCCATCGCGTCTGCTCAGACTCATCTCCAGCAGCTTCAGCAGCAGTCGATGCAGATGCTTCAGCAGGCCGAGATGACGCCGGATCAGGCGGCCGAGGCATTGTCGAAGCCGACTTGGGAAGAGGTGATTGCGCTGCTCCGCGATCAGCCGCGGCGCCGCTTCTCGATCGACATCGAAACCGACAGCCTGGTCGCCGCCGATGACGCGGAGGTCCAGGAACAGCGAACCCAGTTCATTCAGTCCGTGACCGGCTATCTCAATGAGGCTGGACAGATCGCGGCGGCCGATCCGAGTTCTGTTCCGCTGCTCGGCGAACTGCTCAAATTCGGCGCCAGCTCATTCCGCGTCGGGCGCGACCTGATGGAGTGCATCGACGAATATGTGGACGGCAAGGTCAAACAGTCCAAGCAGCCGCAGCCGCCGAAGCCTGATCCGGCCATGGCCAAGGTGCAGGCCGATGCTCAAGCGAAGCAGCAGCAGATGCAGTTGGATGCTCAGTCCGATCAGGCTGAGCAACAGGCTGAGGCCCAACGCCACGCCGCCGAGCTTCAGCAGACTGCACAATTGGAGACACTGAAAGCCCATCTCGATCAGCAGACGCAGCAGAACCAAGCTGCGATCGATGCTCACCTAGAGCAGCAGAAGGCGATGTTCGCGGCGCAGATGGAGCAGTTCAAGGCGCTGCTTCAGGCAAAGACGCAGATCGAGGTCGCGGAAATCAGCGCCGGGGCCACACTCGACGCGGCTCAGATCAGCGCGGCCAATCAGGGTTCAGAAGGAGAATAGAGATGGGCGACCACCTGACATTCGACGACATCGCGCTTCTGCGCCGGACACTCTGCGACCACTTTGGGTTGCGCCTCCATTTCGACCGCGCGAACCGTGGTCATGGGCGCATGGTTGCCCCCCTCAACCCCCATCGCCCAGCCGCTGAAACGGAGGCCGCAGCCGACCTCTACAACCGGCTCGCCGACATGCACGCGCTGGTCGACTAATGCCTGAAGTCGCCTTCACCTGTTCCTGCAAGTGCCTCTTCAATCGGTACATCCGCGACGGTGAGCCGTGGATGGCGACCTGCCCCTTATGCGGTGAGCAGGTTCAGGATGGCATCGGCCCACAGATCGCCGGCATGAAGGTCAATCCGCTGCGCCTTCCCGGCGACCAGTACGATTATGTCAGCGCGGTCGACGGCTCCCACATCTCATCGAAGCGCGCCCACCGTGAGCACCTGAAGCGCCACGCGCTGATCGAGGTCGGGAACGAGAAGGGCAAGCCGCACGAGATCACGATTCCGAAGGATTCCATTCGCGCCGAAATGCGCAACCAGCTTGAAAGGATGAGGTCACATGGCACTTGGCGCGACCGCTGAGAGCGAGGAAGAGCGCTCGCTGCGCGATGATCTCGCCGCTGGCCTGAAGGAAATCGGTGAGCGTGAGGCTGACGTTTCAGCCGCGCCAGACGATGAAGGGGCGCAGGCTCCTGAGGCTGATGCCAATGCGGAACCGGCCGATACGGAAGCCGACCGTGGCGATGGGCGTGATGCGCATGGGCGGTTCGTTAAGAAGGGTGGCGACGAAACGCCCGCAGCCGAGCCCGATAAAGATCGGCCTCAACCGACTTTAGAAGCTGGTCAAACAGAGGAGCAACCTCCCGCACCTGACAATTCAGTCGGGGCGGATCAGGCGCCAAAATCGTGGCGGGCTGACGAGGCGAAGGTTTGGTCACAGCTTCCTCCTGAAGCGAAGGCCGCAATATCGCGCCGTGAGGCGGAAACCGCAAGGTTGGCAGGGGCCAATGACAGCGAGCGGCTGTTCGGGCGCGAGATGGCGGATATCTTTCGGCCTCACGTTGCCGAAATCCAGGCCGCCGGCGCAAATCCGCAGACCGCGCTCAAAATCCTGCTCAACAACCATAACGCGCTTCGCTCGAATGACCAAAACGTCAAGTTTACGAAGGCGCGCGAGCTGCTGCATCAATATGGCATCGACCCGGCGCAACTCGCCAATGTCCAGTTGCCCGACCAGAACATCTCGGCCCTTCAAACCAAGATCGCCCAACTGGAGCAAAGGTTAGCACGTCCAGAGGGACAGCAGTTCGCCCCGTTGCCGCCGAGCGCGGATGAAAGTAATGTGCTCGCGGAAATTGAGGCGTTTCGAGCCGATCCGGCCCACCCTCACTTCGACGCAGTGCAGCCCGTCATGGGCCAGCTGCTCGAAACGGGAGCGGCCCCAGATCTAGGAACCGCCTACGCCATGGCAGTGGCCGCAAACCCTGCCTTACGCTCCACGGTCGCCCCACAGGCGCAACCGCAGCGAACCCAGCAACAGAAAACTGCCGCCGCTCGTCAAGCGAGCGTGTCGGTCGCTGGTTCGCCCGGACCCACCGGAAGCCAAGCGCCCCTCACTCTCCGCGATGAGCTTCGTGAAGGTCTGCGAAATGCCGGATTCGGTTCGGCGTGACGCGCCAGTGAGGATTTAAATCGATGTCCCTTGTGAATCCCAGCGCGACGATGACCGAACTGGTCACGACCACGCTCCGCAATCGTTCCGGCGAACTCGCCGATAACGTCACCAAGAACAACGCTCTCCTTCAGCGCCTGCGCAAGAAGGGGCGCGTAAAGCCCGTTTCTGGCGGTCGCACGATCGTCCAAGAGATGGCGTTCGCTGAAAACGGCACCTTCAAGCGCTACAGCGGTTACGAGACGCTCAACATCGCGCCGTCGGAAACCTTCACCGGTGCCGAGTTCAACTATGCCCAGGCGGCCTGCGCGATCTCGATCAGCGGCCTCGAAACGCTGATGAACACTGGCGAGGAGGCCATTCTTGACCTTCTCGAAGAGCGCATCACCAACGGCGTTCAGACCCTCACCAACAACATTGCTATCGACTGCTACAGCGACGGCACTGCGGATGGTGGGCGCCAGATCGGTGGCCTTCAGCTGCTTATCGCCTCGAACCCGGCGACCGGCACTGTTGGCGGTATCGACCGCTCGACGACTGCGGGCACGTTCTTCCGCAACCAGAAGTACTCCGGCACCACGGATGGTGGCGTTGCCGTCTCGGCCACGAACATCACGCCGTACATGAACCAGCTCTACATGAAGTGCGTCCGTGGAGCGGATAAGCCGGACCTCATCGTCGCCGACAACAACTACTATAACTTCTACTGGCAGTCGCTTCAGGCGATCCAGCGGGTTGCTGGCGAGGATGAAGCGTCGGCCGGCTTCATGAACCTCAAGTACATGGGCGCCGACGTGTTCTTCGACGGTGGCATCGGCGGCGGTGCGCCCTCGAACAAGATGTATTTCCTGAACACCAACTACATTTTCTATCGCCCCCATAAGAATCGGAATTTCGTTCCGATCGGGGACGATCGTCAGTCGGTGAACCAGGACGCCGTGGTCAAGCTGCTCGGCTGGGCCGGAAACATGACACTCAGCAACGCGTCCCTTCAGGGCGTGCTGATCGCTTAAAGGAGATCGAAGAATGGCTTACATCGTTGCAGACAGTGAGCTCGGCTTCATCGATCTTTACGCGATCGATGCAGTCGGCCCTGGCCGCCTAGCGCTTGCGCTGTCCACTCCCACCTATGGCCGATTTGAGGCGCCTGGCTATCAGCTTCGCGGCGTCGATGCGGCTCTCGGTGGCGGATGGTTCATGTTCGTTCAGTTCACCGGCACTGTTGCCGCCGGCGGCACGGTCGAACTCTCGGCAACCTCGGTCAACTCGGGAGCCCGCTATGACGCCTCCGCTCAGGCGTGGGCCGGCACCGCCAACTCGGCCAAGCCGCTTGCCGTCGCGATGGCGGCAGCTACGTCCGGCCAGTGGGGCTGGGTCCAGGTCGAGGGCATCGCGGTGGCGAATACGAGCGGCACCGTTGCTGCCGGCGACCGTCAGTATTGGCAGGCGTCGGGCGTCATCAGCTCGACCGCCGTTGCCTCCAAGGCTGTTCTGGGAGCCGTTGCGGTCTCCGCGAACAATGCCACCTACGGCTCGGGAACGGGCGCGGTCACGCTGGTCAACCAGTCGCTGATCCTGCTCAGCACCCCGACCGCTCAGGGTCCGATCACCTGATCGGCTAGTCGGGGCGCGGGGAAAACGAGTGTTCTCCCCTTAGCTCATTCGGCCTCGCGCCCCGGCTTTTCATTAAACAAGCTAAGGAACCTCACATGTCAGACTGGAACGTGGACTTCGACAAGCTCTCCAAGACGAAGCTCGAGAACGGCACGATGGTGCCCACCGGATCTGACAGCGAGTTGATCGCCGAGTTCACGATCGAGAAGGTCCCCAATTTCGACGGGACCGACTTTACCGAGGTGCCGCACCTTCGCTTGCAGGCGCCGGGCAACACCAAGACCGTCTATCATCAGCCGGTCAACTTCGATTCGCACCCAGACCGCCCTTCCGATCCGGAACGCTTCCCGCGCGAGTGGGCCGCCTTTGAGGCTGGCCAGAGCGGCGAGGTTGGTACGTCGATCTATGAGTGGGAGGGAGCAACTCCCGCCGATGCGCGCCGCTTCGACCTCAACGGTATCAAGACGGTGCAGCAACTCGCTTATGTGTCGGACGCCAACCTTCAGGGCCTCGGCATGGGCGCGCTGGCCTTGCGTGAACGGGCTCGCAAGTTCGTCTCCGGCGATGGAACTGAGACGCAGCTTCGTCAGGAAGTCAGCAAGCTCACGGACATCGTGAACAGCCTTCTGGTTAAGCTGGCTGAGAAGGATGAGCCCAAGGCGGAAGCCGGGCCAGAAGAAGAGGAAGAGGCGGAACAAACTCCCAAAGGTCGCCGCCGCACCGCAGTGAGCGCCTGATGTGCTCACTGTCATTCAAATCGCTGCGCAGGCTTATGGTGAGCTAGGATTGACCGCGCCGTCCCAAGTCGCGGGCGGCAACAATCCGGATGGCGTCCAGATACTCGCGCTGCTCAATCGGATCGGCAACGAACTGGCGCGCAATGAGCAGCCGCTTCCCGCTCTGCGGGGTGAGTGGCTACTGACGCTCATTCCAGGGCAGGCTCAGTACAACCTGCCAACGGACTTGCTTTATCTCCGCTCGGACACTGGCTGGGATCGATCAACGCACTGGCCATTGGCCGGCCCAATGTCGGACCGGACGTGGCAGGCGATCAAATCCGGCATTGTGACGACGACGCTCTACCTTCGCTATCGGATGCTCGGCACGTCTATCCTGATCGATCCCACGCCGACTTCGGCGGACACGCTGGCGTTCGAGTATGTCAGCAAGAACTGGTGCACCAAGGCGGACGGCACGCCGCAGGCTTCGTTCACGGCCGACACCGACCTTCCAATCATCGACGATGATCTGATGGTGCTCGGTCTCAAGTGGCGGACGCTTTCGGCGCGTGGCTTCAACTATGCCGAGGAGAAGGCCGAGTACGTCGCCGCGGTCGATCGCAACATAGCGCAGGCTCAAGACCCTGCCACGCTCGACATGGGCCAACGTGCCGCCACGTTCGGAGGGATCGGCTTCCCGCAGATCCCAGACGGCAACTTCCCGGCTTCGTAATGGGCCTGTCGCTTAGGGGAGCCAATCGAGGCGCCGTAGTCAGGGATGCGTCAGTTCCCGCGCCCATTGGCGGCCTGAACGCTCGCGATTCCATCGCCGAAATGAAGGCGACCGATGCGCTGGTGCTGGATAACTTCGTCCCCGGCACCACCGATTGCACGCTGCGCTCGGGCATGAGGTCGTGGGCAACCGGCTTGGGCACCGGAACGACGCCGGTTGAGACGCTGCTCCCTTACCGATCCGGCACCGTGAACAAGCTGTTCGGCGTCGCTGGCGGCAAAATCTACGACGCGACGAACCAAGGTGTCGTCGGGGCCGCTGTGGTCTCAGGGTTGACCAACAGCCGCTTCCAATATGTGAATTTCGGTACGTCCGGGGGCCAATTCCTGCTGGCGGTCAACGGGGCGGATGCGATGCGCCGCTATGACGGCTCGGCGTGGAGCGATGCGACCGCTTCTCCGGCAGTCACCGGTTTCGACACGAGCCTGGCGATTTCGATCAACGCTTGGGGCCAGCGGGTCTGGTTCGTCCAGAAGAACAGCTTCAAGGTCTGGTATCTCCCGCTTCAGTCGATCGGCGGCGCTGCTACGCTGCTCGATCTGTCGTCGCTGTTCCGGCTGGGCGGCTCGCTCGCAGGAATGCTGACCTGGACCGTGCCGAGCACCCAGCAGACGCAGCAGTTCGCTGTGTTCGTGTCCACTGAAGGCGAAGTCGCGATATTCGAGGGTTACGACCCGGCAAACGCCTCAACTTGGGCAGAGGCGGGCGTGGCGCGGATTGGCCGGCCCATCGGCGGAAGGTTCTGGACGCGGTTCGGCTCTGAGGTTGTGTTGATTACCGTGGACGGCTTCGTGCCCTTGTCCAAGGTGCTGATGCTCGACCGCTCCTCGAACCGGGATGCGGTTTCCAATAAGATCGACAGTGCCGCGAGGCTGGCTATCGCAGGCAATCCGTCGACGTTCGGATGGTGCGCGATGCTCTATCCGACCGGCAATAAGCTGTTCATCAACGTGCCGACCGCTGAGAACACGACCTCCTATCAGTTCGTCATGAACACCATCACCGGGGCTTGGTGCCGCTACCTTGGCTGGAACGCCAACGTGTTCGAGACGGTCCAGGATTCGCTCTACTTCGGGGGTAACAACGGGACGATCTACCAAGCCGAATATGGCACCGACGACGATGGAGCGGCCATCGCTGGACAGATGATTCCTGCCTTCAACTACTTCGGCGAACGGGTGCGCCGTAAGTTCTTCCG